CGCGCGAACTACCCATAGAAAATCCGCCAGGAGGGACCCGTAAAGGCCCCTGCACCCCCGGCAAGGCGCCTATTCGGCCGTCACAGGGTCCTGGCTTACCTGGCTGTTTCTAGGGCCTTGGAGAGGCTGCTGCGTAGGTATCCGCCGAAGCGGCGCTGGGTCACCTTGCCAGCAATGTCACCGATGGGTAAGCGGCTCCGATACTTGGCCTTGCTGTCAATGGCGAGGAAGTAGGGGAACAGTTGGCCCTTGCTGCGCCGGTAGATACCAGCAGGGCGGTTGCCACCTTTTGGCGTACCAATGAAGAACGTGCCGTTCCCTTGGGTTGCAAGGCCCTTCTGAATGCGCTTGATCGTGGCAAGCGACACGTTGCCTTGAGCGTTGAGCTTGACCAATGATGTGGGCACGAGCTGAGCGCCTGCCGGGATGCTGCGTGTGCCAACCACTTCGGTTAGGAACTTACGCTCAAATCCTTTCTGGGTACGTCGCCCGCCTTGGATGCCGTACTTGAGGTAGCGAGCCCGATCTTTGCCAGGGGCTGCCTCGGCATAGACGACAGCCTCCAACTCTCGCTTGGTTGAACGCTTGACGAAGAACGCTGTCTGCGTGAAGCGGTTGGGTTTGTCGAAGTATTGGCGGGTGCTGCTGTTGATTGCGACCCGAGCATCAAAGGCCGTGGAGTTTAGGGCCTGAGAGATAGCAAATGGCAACTGCTTGGTCATCTGGTCAGTCCACCGGATGGCCTTAGGTAGCTCTGAGCGGATGTCAAGGGAGATGGATGCCATGCCCCAAGGGTAGGGCGGAGCCCCTCAAAAGGAGGAGATCGGCACCTGTCAACCTGCCAACCAGGGCTACCTTGCCCCTATAGCTTCTTTTTCCCTGCGGCCCTCTCCCTCTCTTTATAAATAAATAAAAGGTTAGAAGGTTAGTAAGGATAGAAGAACCCTTGCAGTTCAGTGGATTTGCTTCTGCCTACCTCATGCAAGAGGTAGGATAAACACCCATTTGCTCCTACCTTCCAACCATGCGCGCTTCTTTTCGTAGCCCAAGTCCCGAAGAATCGAGGCCACCTGCATCTGGTCGGCACGCCCCTGGCGCTCGACCGGCTTGCTGATCGCCTCGGTGAGAAGCAGCTCGCTGGTGATCGGTCGGCCAGCATTTCGGGGAGCATTGACCCACTCCTGAATTGCCGACTTCCAGGGGCTATCCACGAGATATGACTCATTCTCGGCGTCCACCTGTTCGGCATGGTTGCGGGTGAGATGATTAGGTTCACCAGCCCGGTATGCGGCAACCGCTGCGGACCAGATGGCATCCCGCTCGAGCAGGAGGCCATCGACTGGGATGTGCAGTGCAGCGGTCACGGGGATGACCCAGAATCGACGGTTGCCAGTGTCATCAACTAGGAAGCCCGTGTCGCGGTTGGTGCTGCCGACGATGATGGATCGCCTTGGGTAGGACTCAGTGGTCCGCTGATAAGGGGCACGGAACAGGTCGGTCTGCTGAGTGAGGAATGCCTTCACCTGACCGGCGTGCTTGCGGCCTGTGATGTGATCGAGTTCTGCCCACTCCATCAGCCAACTGCGGTGGAGCACCATGAGGTCGTCTTTGCTGCCGATGTCGCGCAGGGCATCGCTGAACCACAGGCCGCCCAGGTTGCGCCAAAAGGTGGACTTACCGCAGCCTTGTGGCCCCATGAGGACACAGGCCGAGTCGTGCTTACAGCCAGGCTCAAAGATCCTCCGCACTGCTGCGATAAGTGTTGCCTTGAGCATGGCGTCGTAGAGGCTGCCGGGCTGATCGGTGGGCCGCAGGTATGCAGTCGCCAGGGTGTCGATTGGCACGGGTGGCACGTTGTCTGCAACGTGCTCGAGGTATTCCCGCACTGGATCATGAGGGTTCTCAAGTGCGACGACGTGTACGGCATCAGCGGCAAGGTCCTTGGTGACCTTGACGCCCTGCTGGGCTAGCTGCAGGTAAAAGTGCTGGATGTGCTCGATGGGTTTCTGGTCTAGCTCGATCGTCTGGGTGAAGATGTTCCAGCGAAGTCGATCGGCAAGCTGTTGCCTGAGGAGGCTTAGAAGCTCGTCTGGTTCAAGCTTTAGAAGCTTTTCGGATCGGGGTGCAAGGTTCTCCTGTCCCTGTGCATGGGTAGAAAGCTGTCGCCGCCCGGATGTAATGACCGGGCGGCTTTTCTCATGCCCTGCCAGGTGAGCGAGGGTGCCAAGGCTGACGCCACCAGATGAAGCATTGAAGGTCTTCCATTTGGCTTCGCAGATGCCTGGCTCGAACTTGCCTGAGATGGCCGACCATCGAATCCAATCTTGAAGCAGGGAGTCATCACCAGCGCTGTGTAGCGCCATGCCGACTTTGACCCAGGTGTCGTAATCATCGGCATCAGCTGCTGGGATGCGTTCGAGAAAGTCACGCGCGCGGCTGCTGTCGGTTTCAGGTAGGCGAATCAATGGAGCCGGATCGGGTTGCTTGCGCTGCATCTGCTGGAGCAGCGTCGAGGGTGCATCAGCTGCTGGCAACTCGGCAGGTGAGCGGCCCTTTAACCAACGATAGGCGCCAGTGATCGGGTGGGCGCCTGCAACGACGGATTGACAGCCGGACCAACGCAGCTCAAGCTGCTCGCCCTTGGTTGAGCTGCGGAGCTTGGTGGTCTTTATGGTCGGCCAGAACGGCTCGGGGACCTGATAGATGATTTGAAGGCGGGCATCACGGCCGGAGGTGACAGCCCACGATTTAGGCAGCTCGCGGAGGGGTGCGCCGATTTGCTCGAGTACTTCGGACGCGCCGAGGCCATCGTGGTCAACAAACAGAAGGCCGCCGGATTGTGGACCAGCGATGACGCCGATTGCTACGGCGCGGCCGGCGAGAATCTCGACCTTGAGCTGATCTTTGTTGAGAGGATTCTTCTGCCATTCGGGCTGATATGGGCGCTTGTCATTACCGACTGCAACGAGCGCCCAGGCATCAGGAAGGCTCTGGAGTTCTGCGATCAGTGGGTGGGTGGTCATCCATAGGACCTAGTGGGCTGTCAGAGTTTACGGGATAGGTTGGCAGGTTGGAGAGCAGTTGCTGTGCATCTGTAACAGATCGCGCGATGCCAGCGATGCCGCCTGCGCCTTGGACCGTTGCAAGCCATGCCTGCTGCTCTGGTCTGATGCAACCTGTGGGTGTCTTGACTTCGATGCTGGTGAACACGGCGAGCTTGATGCCGACCATTTCAGGGGTGACAGTGATGGTGCGCCATCCGATTAGGTCTGCACTGCCGCGCGCAAGACCGAAGGTAACTAGTCGGCCGCTGCGTGGATCGGGCAGGCTGCCAACTTGATTGCGGAAGATGCGGGCCTCAGGATGTGTGCCGAGCGCCAAGCGGATTTGCTGCTGGAGTGTGGTCTCGGCGTTGGCCACTGAATCATGCGCGTTGCTGTCTGGCATTGTGGACCCGGTGCGCCCAGCCCGGGGAGTAGCCGCGCTCCTTGGCCACAGCAAGCAGCTCGGGAAGAGTGCGGGCTTTCTTCCGCTCCGTGACTCGTTGCCGAATGCCCTCGCGTTTGAGTTCTTGCAACTCACCTTCCACCTGCTTTAATTCCCTCGGTAATGCGGCGCACTGAGCCCCACAGCATGGGCAAATCGGTGCAGGCTTGAACGCTGCAAAGCATTCGGGGCACGTCCGAACCGATGGTGCTGACTGGCCTGATGCGCGCGGTGCCCCATGCTCAAGCGACCATGGCCGTACATCATCCGGCCAGCCATGGCGGGTGACGTTGCCAACGTGGTCCAGGATGATGGCGTGCTTCTTACCTGGCGCTGTCCGCAGTACCCGGCCGACTTGCTGCAGGTATAGCCCCAATGATTGTGTGGGCCTGAGCAGGATGGCGCAACCTGCTGCCGGGATATCGAAGCCCTCACTCACCACATCAACGGTGACCAGGATGCGGGTCTCACCAGTGGCGAATCGGTTGACCACGGCGTCACGGTCTGAAGTATTGCCCAGCAGCAACTCAGAGCTGATACCAGCTGTTGCAAATGAGTCCCGCACCGAGACGGCATGGTTGATGCTGCAGCAGAACGCGATCGCCTGTTGATCGCCGGCTAGTGTTTGGTAGTGCTTGATTGCATCACCAGTCACCGTTGGTCGGGTCATCGCATCCGCGGCTTGGTCGATTGCGTAATCGCCAGCCCGCTTACGGATGCCGGACAGGTCAGCCACCATGGGCGGCGCATAGATCCGGGCAGGTGACAGGTAACCGGCTGAAGTGAGCATCTGCACCGATGGACCCTCGATCAATGTGTCGAACACGTTGCCGAGACCTTTGCCATCAAGTCTGCATGGCGTGGCAGTGACGCCAATGCGCAGCACTCCTGGCCAGTGATTGATGATGGTCTGCCAGCTGCCAGCTGCTGCATGGTGGGCTTCGTCAATGATGATCAGATCTGGTGGCTCGGTGACCATGTGCAGCCGCCGGATGAGCGTTTGCACCGATGCGACCTGAATTGATGCGTTTGCACCATCTATCCCGGCGGCGATGATGCCATGGGTCACGCCTGCCTCGGTCAGTTTGCGGCTGGCTTGAGTGATCAATTCACGCCGATGGACCAAGACCAGACCACTGCGGCCTTTGGCTGCTATTGCTGCGGCGATAGCTGAGAAGATCACGGTTTTGCCAGCGCCGGTTGGGGCAACCAGCAGTGGGGCCTGGGCGCCATTACGGAACGCAGCGCGCAGATCATTGATTGCCTGCTGCTGATATGGGCGGAGGTTCAAAAAGTTGCCGCGTGTGAGCCAATGCTATACGATGTGGGCTGTCGCGCTACGCCATGGACAACGCCGCATATCACGCCCATCCAGCGGTCTCCAAAAGCCACCTCGATTTGGTGGCCCGAAGTCCGCTGCACTATTGGGCGCGCTACATAGATCCGAAGCGTGAGCTTCCTGAGCCGACGCCAGCAATGCGGATCGGAACCGCGCTGCATACGCTGGTGCTTGAACAGGATCAGTTCGAGGAGCGCTACATCACAGCGCCGCAGGTTGATCGCCGCACCAAGGTCGGTAAGGAAGCCTGGGCCGACTTTGAGGCTGAAGCTGGCGACCGTGAGCTGATCGCGGCCGACGATCGCGCACAGATCAGCCGAATGGCTGAAGCGGTATGGGCGCATCCCGCTGCTGCGGCATTGCTGCACTGGGAGGGCAAAGCCGAGACCACTCACATGTGGACAGATCCGGCAACGGGCCTGGCCTGCAAGTGCCGACCAGACTGGCTGACTAATGACTGCCGGTTGATCGTTGACCTGAAGACAACCGAGGACGCCAGCGCTGCTGGGTTCCGCAAGTCGATCGGGGCATTCAGGTATCACGTCCAAGCCAGCTGGTATCTGGACGGGGTACAGGCTGCAACTGGCACGCGACCTGAGCAATTCTTGTTTTTGTGTGTGGAGAAAAAGCCACCCTATGCCGTTGCTGTCTATGCTGCGGCGCCAGTGATTGTGACCATTGGCGCCGAGACTGCCGCGCGCGACTTAGATGTGCTTGCTACCTGCAAGCAGGCCGATGCGTGGCCTGGCTACAGCGACCAGATCGAACCGATCAGCCTGCCCGGTTGGATGATGCCGCGGCCGGATGGATCTATGCAACAACCACCTGAGATCGAGACCTACTGATGACTGACACCACAGCACTAACCACCACCCATTCCACCGGCTCTGTCTTTTCGGGGATTCAAGCGTTCGAGGACGCTCAGCGGATTGCCAAGGCCCTGGCCAGCAGCACTTTGATCCCGCCGCAGTTCCAAGGGCAGCAGGGGTTCGCCAACTGCCTGGTCGCCTTGGAGATCGCGAACCGGATGCGGATGAGTCCGTTTCAGGTGATGCAGAACCTGCATATCATCCACGGTCGCCCCAGCTGGAGCAGTCAGTTCATCATCGGCTTGATCAACGGCTGTGGGCGCTTCAGTCCGCTGCGGTATGACGTGACCGGCCAGGGTGACACGTTGGCTTGCACCTGTGTCGCTACCGAGCTGGCCAGTGGCAATGACCTCCGCGGCCCGACCGTCACCATGGCGATGGCCAAGCGTGAAGGCTGGAGCACCAAGAGCGGTAGCAAGTGGCAGACCATGCCGGAACTGATGATCCGCTACCGCGCCGCGGCTTTCTGGGGCCGTCTCTATATCCCGGAATTGCTGGTTGGCATCCAGACCCAGGAGGAGGTGGTTGACATCGAGCCGGTGACCGTCAAGCCTGAACTGCCGAAGACCAGCCTGGAGCAGCTCAATGCAACGATTGCACAGCCTGTGGAGGTGATCGCCGATGAGCTGTTCTGAGTTCTTGACTGATTTACAACTGGCTGCTCGGTGGCAAGTCCACCGGCAGACCTTGATCCGGTGGCGGTCCAGCAACACTGGGCCGACCTATGTGCGCATCGAAGGGCGCGTGCTCTATCCCCTGGCCGAGGTGGAGCGTTACGAACAGGCCAACACCATCACCCATGATTGATCCATGACTCCGCTCGAAATCATTGCAACTGTTCTGCGTGCCAGCTGCCATCAATTTATTGGTCGCCTCGGTGCCGATGTTGAAATTAAGTATTTTGACAATGGCAACGCTGTAGCAAAGGGCCGAATGGCCATTAACAAACCTGGCGCCAAGCGTGATGATGGTCAAGCACCTGACTGGTTCACAGTTGAAGTTTGGGGGCAAGAAGCTCAGACGTTTATGGATCAAGCCAAGAAAGGCGATCGCATTGGCGTCACTGGTCGGGTCAAGACCAATAAGTGGACCACCAAGACTGGTGAGGAACGCACTGACCTAATCGTCACGGCTGAGGCATGGCGCAAGATGGATCAAGTGGTCCCTGCTACTCCTGCTGTAACCACCGCAGCCGAAAACCTAGCGGCTGCCACTGGCGGGTCTGTGGTTGATGTTGGTGAGGTGTACGACCTGTTCTAAGGCTTCATCAATAGCAGTTCCAGCCGGGCGATCTCATTGGTCGCCTGCTGGAGCAATGCCTGTTGTAGGTTCCAGGCCCGGTAGAGCGATGCCGCAAGCGGTCCGACGTTTTCGGTGATCTCGAGGCGCCGGGCCATTATTTCGATCTTGAGCTGGTCTTCAGTCGCCACCTTTGGGATCATCCACTGTCCGAATTGTTCCACTTGCCAGGAGCAGATTGCTCCCATGATGCCGATGCAATGCCCGAAGTGCAGCCACGACCGCAACCGTGCGCCATCTACGAATACCCAGCTGGCTGATCAAACGGTGCGCAAGCGCGTTTGTGAGCAATGCGGGCATGTGTGGTTCACGGTGGAGGTGGCGGTCCCGAGCTATGCGATTGGCTGGCGTGCGTCGAATGGGAAGCCGGTGCTGCGCGTGCCGGTGGAGGTGCAAGCAGGGCACACGCGGATTGGTCTGAGCCATGAAGAGGCGAAGGATCAGGTGGCGCTGCTCCGGGAAGCAAACGAGCGGAAGTCGAGACAGGCAGACGCTCGGCACCGCGTTACGGATTGTGACTGACCGGGTGGCGCAATGCACCGCCTACGGTGTATGATTAGCGCACGGCCGACGAGGCCACCGCATCTCACCCATGCTCACCACCACCTTCCTCCTGATCTGGAAGCTGCTGCTGCCGCTGCTGGTGCTGGTTGCTTTGATCGACTGGCTCACCGCCTCTGATCAACGCCGGATCCGCATCCTGCAACGCGCTGGCCACAGCCAACGCCAGATTGCCGCTCGCCTCAACATCACCCGCTACCGCGTCCGTCAGGCGCTCGCCTCATGATCAACAACCCCATCATCAACCGCATCGCTGTCTTGGTGCTGCTGCTTGCCGTCTATGCCGCCGGCTACGACACTGCCAAGCAGCAAGCAGCCCAAGCCAATCGCCAGCACCCCGCCGCTCACCTGTCGCTGAAGCCATGACTAACCAACACCCGATCACCCCACCGCCCGAACTGGTGCATCAGTGGGCAGACATGCTTAGTTCACGCTCGGACCATGCTGTATTTAGCCTTGTTGCTCAATGGGGTGCCGACCAGGAGCTGGAGGCGTGCTGTGAAGCGTTGCGCGTGCGTGGGGCTGCAAGTGAAATGATCAAGTATCTCCGCACCGCCCGCCGCCCCAAGCCGCCGACGCTGAAGGAGCAGGCACTGTCTGAGCTGGAAATCTTGCGCATAGACGCTAATGCCCACGGGCTTGGTTTTGACGCACCAGCCATCCGCCGCGCACTGGAGGCATTGCCCGAATGACCACCCCCCGCCGCTTCTATTTCCAGATCAAAGCTGCCAATGTGATCGAATCGATCACGGCGCATAGCTTCACCGAAGCCAAGGCGATCGCCGCTCAGAGCTGGATGCCTTGGTGGAATGAACTTGAATGGCTCAACCCTGAAATCGTTACCGACCCGAACATCCATGCCTGAACCAATAGGAGCAATGCTGCCCTTCCAATGGGTTGAAGAACTGCCGGAAAGCAGGCACGGGGAAGGCGTCAGCCGGCCTCGACACGGCAGCCGTACCCGCGAATATCGGCTCTTGGTTTTCAAGCCAGGTTCTCAGCCGATGACCTGGATCACTCGAGCCGAGAGCACGCGCCACGCAATCCGCTACGCCCAGGCCAGGTGGCCAGGTGCTGAGGTGGAGGTGGCCCAATGAGTGACCATATCCGCGCCAAACTGGAGGCGCTCATCACTGATTCCAGCATGTTCAATGCTGGGCAACAGGATGAACGGTTGCGGCTTTGCCGACTGATCGACATCCGATTGGAACAGCTCCACCAGCTGGACAGCCACCCGCACATCTCGGCACGCCGGGAAGAACTGCTCAACATCCGCCAAGCATTACGGGACCACCGATGAACCGAGTCCAACAGGATCAGCAACGCGCCGACATGATGGACGCGCTCTATGCAGCCAGCGGCCGCACCTGCAACACCTACACAGGGCTGTGGGAGGAGTTTTGCCTTGATATGGCGGCTAACTTCCGAGACACCTGCTATGCCGAGCTGCACGCCGCCTGCGTTACCGCGATCGGCGAGACCGAGAGCATCTTGGCTGAGAAGCACGCGCAGCAGTGCATTGCTGTCTGCCGCCGGCAGTTGCTTGGTGATCGGTGGGCATGATGGCCAACGCCAACGACCGCCGACCCAATGGCAAGGGGCGCAACTTCACGGTGAATGTTCGCATGAGCCGCGAGGAGATCGAGGCCGCTAGGCGCCTGGGGGATGGCAACATCTCGATGGGGTTGCGATGGGCCGTTCGCTATGCCACCGGCCGCAACATGCAACCGATCAAGTTGAGCACGATGCTCCGATCTGCTGCAGTGCTTGCTTCTGAGCTGGAGGTGGCCAGCCATGGCTGATCCAGTCAACCCGGATCACTACCGACAGGGCGGAATTGAGTGCATTGACGCGATCGAGGCAGCGCTGACGCCAGAGGAGTTCCGGGGGTACTGCAAGGGCAACGCCATGAAATACATCTGGCGCATGAACCACCATGCCAAAGGCGGCCGAGAATCGCTTTCCAAGGCCCGGTGGTATGTGGACCGACTGCTTGGCAAACTGGAGTCATGACCGAACTGCTCGATCTGAATCTGCTGGAGCGGTTGGCTCTTTGGGTGCTGGCTCGCAGCCCACGCACCAGCTTGGTGGTGGTTAAGGAGATGGGATCGCCAGCGATGTTTGTGGTTGTTGATCCTGCAGATGAGATGCTGGATTCACTTGAGCCCACCAGCATGTTGCTCGAGCGCTTGTATCACGCGCCGAGTCACGGTGAACTCGAATGATCAGCTTGTACGGTGGCCGGCTGCTTCTATTCTGCGATCGTGCCGACCGCACCTGGCACTGTCGGGTCAATCTTGGCCCAAAGGCTGAGCACCAGCTGGAGGCCGACACGGGGGCTATACGGCTGCAGGATGCACTGATCCGGGCGCAGTCGATCTATTCGGCAGCGTTGACCAGGATCCGCCCAGCTGAAGCGCCGCGGATGTGCTGGGACTGTGTGCAATGGGAGGCGACGCGCAAACGCTGCAATCTTGAGTTTCCAGAGGCGCGCCAGAGCGGCGGCCGGTTTGCGGCAAGATGTGAACTATTCGTACTTGATCGGCCATGATCGAGCCGGTGCTGGTGAGCCGCTTGGATCGCGATGGCGGATGGATTGAGACCCTTGAGCCAGCCGATGGCGGCGAGCTGTATTACCGCAGCTGCGCTGGTGGGATGTGCCGCTACTCGAGCGACCTATGGCAGGCCGAGCTGTATCTGGACCACCTGCTGGCGCGTTAGATCTCGCCAGTCAGCCACTGAGCGATTGCCCATTCGCGAATAGCGGACCAGAAGTGCTGGGCGCGATACCAGTCGATCCAGTCCTTGTGTCCTTTCTGGCTGTTGCACATCAAGCAACAGGAGATCAGGTTCTCGCGGACCGTGAGCCCGCCGTGGACTTTTGGGACCACATGGTCGAGCGTTGGGCTGCGGCCGAGCGGATCGTCGCAATAGGCGCAGCGATAGTTCCAGGCCAGGTGGATCTGATCGCGGGCTGATCGTCGGGTGACCAGCCTGGTCTCGTCAATGTGGTGCTGTTCCACTGAGATCCTCTGGGAGTGTGAACAGCTCGACGGAAAGGTCGAGGATGTCGGTCTCGTTACGGATGAACTCAGAGATTTGGCTATAAATGTCAGCGGGCAGCTGATCCGGGTCTGTGTCTGAGCGGACAACGACCTTGGCGGTGATCTCGACGATGTGAGCCCGCATGGGCGCTGGCCCAACTTGGCCAACGGTAACGGACGCGACCGGATCGCCTTGGGTGTGACGGATTGTTAACGGGCCACCTGCTCTCGGCGGAGCGCGCTGTCTGCGGTGTATAGTTCACACATCAACCGCAACCGACCGATGCTCATCCACGCCGCCGCCGCCATTCAGATCCTTGACAACGCCGGCCTGACCCTTAACGAGATGATCGAGTTCTGGGGCTCGCTGCTAATTGTGGAGCGCGCCGGCAACGGTGACCGCTGGTATAACCGCCAGCAGGTTGAGGCTTTCGCCGCATGAGCCGCCCCCAACTCGACCCCGAATACGACGACATCCCGGACGATCTGCCCGAGGATGACGACGACGACGACCACCCCAGTCTCACCGCTGCCGAACGCAACCCATCACTTCAATGACTTACATCCTTGACCTTGGCCCCTGGCATGTCGGCCCGTTCCTCACTCACGTGGCTGCGCAGCATTGGGCCGAGATCCACGGCGTCGATGATTACCGGATGATCCCGTTGGATGATCCGGCCGAGGCGCCGGCGCGGATCTATCGGATGCGCGAATTGCGCTGATCACCCACGGCTGGCAGTGACGCCCAGGTCGCCGTTGTAGCGGCCAGTTTCGCGGTAGCTGCGTTCCGGTGTGCCGCTGATCAAGTGGAATACCATCTGGCCGATCTTCATTCCAGGCCATAGCGCGATGTTGTGGAAGCGCCGGCTGTTGTGCAACTCCAGGGTCAATCGGCTGCCATGCCAGCCTGGATCGCAATAGCCAGCGAGCAGGTGCTCCAATCCTTCGCGGGCACGGCTGGACTTAAGTACGAAGACCGCCGCGATATGGTCGGGCAGGTTGAAGATCTCCTGGGTCTCAGCCAGACAAAACTCACCCGGCGCCAGCCAGTATGGATCCGCCTGCGTGTGGTGGCTGATGCCAAGGATCTGCAATTCTGGGCGCTCCTCAACTTCGATCATCAAGCGATCGCCAAGCAACACATCAAGGCTGGCGGGGTTTTGCAGGTCGGGGTTGTATGGCAGCACCATCGCCGCCTGCTGACAAAGGCGGGCGATTTCGTGGTCTGGAATGATCATGCAGTGATTGTATGATTGTGGTGCCCCAGCGGGTTGCCGCCCCTGGAGCGTGACCACCCGCAACTGCCAGGTGATGGAAGAAGTATGGCAGCCCGTTCCGGGCTTTCAGGGGTTTTATGTGATCAGCAGCCATGGGCGCTGCATCAGCTACGCCAGAAAGAATCCGCGCCTTCTCAAGCCTTCACGGTGCAAAGCTGGCTTGGACCGGAAATATCTGGTCTTTAACCTGAAGCCAGCGCCTGGGCAACAAAAGGTCATCAAGGTTCACCGCTTGGTCGCTCAGGCTTTCATCCCAAATCCAAAAAACAAGCCGCAGGTAAATCACATTGATGGGGATCCGACCAACAACCGCGTCGAAAACTTGGAATGGGTAACGGATGCAGAAAACAAGGCTCATGCCTACGGGTTGAGACTCACCGCCTAATACTCCCAACGCACTCTAGGACTGCCCTGGCGGATGCCGAGATGGACGAACCCCTTCGGTGCGCCGTAGCCCAGGCTATATGGCCAGGCTTTGTCGCACCAGGTTTGAACCGCGTTGATGTCGGCGCCAATGATGTTGAAGTCCACCGCACCGATGCCTGGCGCGTTGTAGAGGTGCTCTGACTGGCTGGCGCCACCCACCTGCCGGTTGATTGCTGCTGGCCTGTAGCCGGATGTGATCGTGATGGGCTTATCGCCAAACTGCGTGCGGGCCTTTTCGAGGAATTGCGCCAGCTTCACCGCGGTGTCGCACTGGTGCTGGTGATGAAAGCGCCGCGCCTCCTGACCAAGCGCGAACTCGCCGTAGGTGATGTGTGGGGTGATCTTGAAGGTGAAAGGCGACTCAGGCGTGAACAAAGCGGAGACTGGGCTAGCGACCTGCTTGGTGCGGCCCCAGATGTCACCCTCGGCAATGCGACGACGCTTGAGTCCTGCTTCGACGTTGCTGCCAGGGTTGCGGTAGAGCAGCAGGGCATCGGGCACCGCAGCCCAATCCTTTTCGCGTAACTCTTTGCTGATCGTCTCGAAGCCAGTGGTGCCGTAGAACCCTGAGCCCAGGTTGTAGGCAAAGGAGATCAGCGCGCACTTCTGATTGTCTGCCATCTGCACCCAGTAGGGCACGGTGGCGCGCAGCTTCTCGGCGATGTGGTCCACCTCCCGGCGAAGTAACAGATCGGCCTCGATGGCGTTGATCTTGTCACCAGGACTGACGCGGCGGCCGTCTTGATAGCGTGTCGTGCCGTAACCAATCGTCCAAGGATCACCGCCACTCAGCGGGTCTGGATAGGCGTCGAGGTGGCAGCCTTCAAAGTCCTTGATCAACTTCAGGGCCGCAGCCAGATCGGCCTGCTTGCCATCCTGGCTCCAGATGTTGAACCATGCCCGATCACGGCGCATGGCTGCTGCGTAGCCGTTGACGGCTAGGTCCTGCTCGAGGATCTGGATTGCTGAAGCCTGATGCGGAAGCCCGCGATAGAAGCGAAACAGCTGCTCAAGCGTGACCGGCGCCGGGTTGGCCATTGCTCAACGCTTGGCGAGGGGGGAAACGATGCCGGCAAGGATCTCGATGGCGCGATAAAGCTTCACCACCATGCGGGACAGACCACCCAGCGCTTCGTTGTCCTTTGGTGTGGGGGTGATGTTGACGATCACCAGCGCCAGGCCGTGGATGGCCACCACCAGGGCGATGTAGTCGGCGATGCGGTCCATGTCAGCTGTACGGTCTTGCCTCGAGTTTAGTCACCCGTTGCTCAACCCCATTCAGCCGTGAGAAGGTCTCCTTCCGATCGGCGCGGATGTCGGTGTGCATGACCTCGAGCTGCGTGGCGATGTGCTCCACTGCCGCGGTCAGACGGATGACGGCATCGCGGGCTTCGTCGTTGCGCTTGCTGAACCCCATTGCGCCCATAGCCGCAACGGAGATCGATGCCCCAGCAATAGCAGCGATGACCTCGATCATGGACCTATTCTACCGACCTTGCCCCCGCAAAGGCTTCTTACCGCGACGGCGTGGCCGACTGCGCGCGCCATAGCCGATGCTGGTTGTCTTCGGCGGGCCGGCTTTGTGGTCTAGCCGGCCAACACCAGTCTTGGCCTTTACTGCCACGGCACCCCAGCAGCCTTGGTGGGCTGACGCTGCTCATCAATCTGACTTTGCAGTGCGGCCTCCACATTGGCAACGGCTTCATCGCCGAGCTTTTCTTGAACCCATTCGATCACCTGTTCTTCGGTCAGATCGGCAAAGGCAATCAACCTGCCTTCAGGGCGCTCCAGGCCGATGCTGCCATAGGCTCCAGCGCTATAGGTGTCGTCCTTGGCGTCCACGGTGTAGTGGGCGGTGAAGACATAGCCGTCGCTGGTTTCGCGCTCAAGGTTGGCGATGTGCCAGTTGGTGGTGGTCATGGTCGTTGGTTGGTGGTGTGAGTATAAGGGTGATCAGTAGTGAAGGTGACTACTGGCTCTAGCAAGCCATCAGTACACAAGGCACGCAGTAGCTGCCGTCCTCATAGGTGCAGCTCACGTTAGTGCTGGTGACCTTGGCCACGGTCTTGCTGCGGATGATGTCGTCGTCTTGGGGCTTGGCCGTGCCATCACCAGCGGACATCAGCAGGTCGCCTCGCTGCACAGTGACACTTTCTGCAATGCGGATGATGAAGTCACCCGTCATCGCGCAGTAGAAGTCATTGGTGTAGGTGTCGTCATCATCGTCCCAGGCTTGGAATACACCCGACACATTCTTGTCACCCTCAACGTCGCTCACCTTCATCCGGTTGAGCTGTTCGTTATCTTCCTCGTCCCATTCGCACATCTCGTCGATGTTGGAGAGCACGGTGCCGCGCAGGATTTCTTCGCGTTCTGCGCCAGTGGGGAGTTGCGACCAGCGGCTTAGGTGAGCACCGTTGTAGGAGACGGTGGTGCCAGAAACAGAAATGGTGCCTTCTTCGGTGCCGTCTTGACGGAGTGAAATGATTGTCCCGTCGTTTGTTGAACGTGCAAAAGTAGCAACTGCTCCACCAGCCGTTACAAATGAAGTATCGCTACCAGAGCCAGCCCCTTGGTTGATAATGGTTCCTTCTGTCGTGTAATCTTTTGTTGTTTTCTTGAAAAGAACAGCTCCTACACTATCAATCCTCATCCGCTCCGTAGGACTGCTCGCGCCGTCTGCCGTAGTGGAGAACACTAATCTCGACGGCATGTCATTAGCGCCGGGGGTGCCGTCTACGATGCAACCGATAGATGCTGCAATTACTTTTTGAGTTCCATCTGCCGCTTCAAAGCGCAGATCTCCAACAGTGTCATTGTTTTGAACAATGGTGTTTGATCCAGCGCTCGTCCCCCGAGATTTTGAAATAATTAACCCAGGGGCATTGGAATCGTTACTGTTTCTAGCGACTGATAATGCGCCAGTACTGCCATCTGTGCCTTCAACTTGTAAACGTGGAGTGATACCACCGTATGTGAACACAGACGCACTAGACGTGCCAACTAACAAACGTCCTGAACTATCAAATCGCCCACGCTCTGCATTGCTAGCACCACGGAAAACTAGTGCGCCAGCAGTGGTATCCAAATACAAATCACTGCCATTGTGCATTAAAGAAGCACGAGCAGCATTAGAGACCATCCCTGTTTTGAATTGTGGCGTGGAATCGCTTGCAATTTCAAGAACACTGCTAGGCCCAGTAACGCCAATCCCTACACGGCCACTTGAATCTATACGCAATGCCTCCACGCCACCTTCGACAAACGCAAGCGTGTCAGCTGCGGGGCTGTAGATGCCGGTGTTGGTGTCGCCGGTAAACGTGATGCTTGGGGTTCCAACTGCGCCGAGAGGTACATCTACTGCTAATGCAGAGGTGATACCCGTTGTGGTTGTGGTTAGGCGTGCCGTGCCGCCTGTACTGATTGCAACCTGATCTGCACCTGGGCTGTAGATGCCGGTATCGGTGCCGCTGTCCTTGAAGTAAATGGATGGAGCAGCAGCGCTGCCGTTCTCAAAGGCGATCGTGCTCCACTCGCCGTCTAGCTGGTAAAGCGTGATCCAGGCATTGTTCGCGCCATTGCGCATCTTCATCACGCCAGCCGTCGTGTCCGCCCACGTCATGTAGGCGTAGGTGGTCGCTGGCGCAGTTGCCCCGCTGTTTTGGCTGACGATCGCGGAGAGGCCGTTGTTCAGGTCAGAACGGACAGCGGCACCAGTGCCGTTGGCGATGACGTAATCGTGTTGGGCCATGATGAGTCAGATAATAGGTTAATTCTGGCAGGGATCAAGCACCCTTTCCATAACCGACAGCCGACCATGCAAAATTGCGGTCGATTGCAGTGCCGCCGCTGTTGCGGAAGGTCACCACAAACTGGTTGCCTGCCACGCTGCCCATCGTGAAATAGTCGCCAGCAGCCATGTTCTGCGCGGTGATGCCCACGCTTGGCAGGCTGCTATCAACGCCACCCAGGCTGGCCGTTCCGGTGAAGAACGGCTTGTCGAATGTGACTGTCTTCGCGCCGGCGCCGCTGGCGATGCTGCCCACGCTTTGATCTTGACGCCGTTGGAAGGTTGCCTCATAGCCCAGCTCATCGATCAGGATGTTCTGGCCCGGATCGCTGCTGGTCAGCTCAGTCTTGAACTGGAATGCGCGTGCCTTGAATGTGCCGTTGACAAACTCCTGCCACGCTGACCATGTGGGGGAGCCGGTCGGGTTGTCGTTGGTGCTGCGCAGATACATCTTCGCGTTGACGGCTGACGATGCAGCGCCATCCCAATCAGACCAATCATCCACCAATCCGGTGCGGCTGTCGATCAGGTCACTGGGGAAGTAGCCGCGGGTGACAAAGAACCGCTTCAGGTCCAAGCTGAACGCTGCGCCCAGGTCGAGCGTGTTGGCAAACTCATAGGTGCCGCTGGTGGCCATGGCGCCGATGAAGTCCATCACCGGCAGCAGGTCCAAATCTGCCACGTCGTCGAACAGGCCAGTCGCTTCCAGTGTGAGCGCATCGTATTCATCGCTGTAGAAGCAGCTGGTTTTGCTGCCCTGAAATGGAGGAGCGTCGGCATCTTCGCGCCTTGACTGCACTGCCAGCCGGCCAAGCGCGTCGGGCAAGTCGATGATGACACTGGTCTCGGTTGCTGATTGCCGACCGCCGTCATCCTCAAACTTGACCAGGATCTCGCCCTCGACCAGAGGGATGATCGCTTCGGTAGCGCTGCCCGATTTGGCCTCGATCAGATCAACGCTGTTGCCCCATGTGCCGGTACCGTCCGTCAGGTTGGTGTGCCGGATGTGAACACGGCCGCCCACCTTCACGTCTAGATCGGTCGTTGCTGCCCACCGCAGCCGGCCCGAGTTGGCATTGATCGCCTCAAAAGTCAACTCCTGCACATTGCCTGGGACTGCCGTCTTGCCGACCGCTGCAAAGGTCAACACTGCTGGCTGGCTGCTGGGCGTGTTGACACCGTTCAAGCTGTAGACGTTGATTGTGTAGGTATCGGCAACCGAGTCCAGGATCTCGTAGTCGGTTCTGGGCACCACAACGCTGGTCCAGTTGCCTTCGCTTTGCCGATATTGCACGCGGTATTGACTGACGCCCGGGACGCTGTTCCAACTGGTGATGATCTTGACCTTGGCCTGGCCTTGCGATTCGTAGAAGGTCTCGCTGGCTGACAGACCGTTGGGCGCGATTGGCGGCTGGTTGAGCTGCGTGATCACCCGCGGCTGTAGAGGCGCGCCGCGTTCGACATAGTTGTATTTGCTTGCGTCATACGCCAGCGCCGTGATTTCGTATTGCGCTTGATCGGTCTCGCCAACGCTCAACACACGCCAGAGGGTGGTGTTGACGGTTGAGTTATTGATGACCCAAATGCTGTTTACGTTTGGTGTTGTGCTGAATGCTGACGAGACCGTCACCACAGCGCCGACAATGCCAGTGATCGCCTTGGTCTCGACTGTGCCGTCAGGCATCAACACCGAGATCGTTGCGCTCCCAGTGGTTGGCAGGCTCGTCTCGGTGGTGTCGTCCACCGTGATGGTGGTGGTGGTTGCTGCCGCAATACGGCCACCTCGACGCACGCCGGACTTGACCGGATCGGCAATCGAGATCACGGCGCCCGGGCGCACAAGC